GATCTCCGGTGTTGGCGGGGTTGCCGTCGGAGTCGATGCCGGCCGCCGGGGTGACGGTGACCGTCTCGGTCACGGCATCCGTTCCAGGGCGTAGCGGTCGAAAACGGCCCGCTCGGGATCTGTGAACAGCGCTCCGGCAGAAGTGGCCGAGCCGTACTGGAACGGCCCGATCACCCGAGGGGTCTCGCCCCCGCCGGCGGCGAACGTACCCCGCTCGATGGCCGACAACACCGCCGACTCGAAGTCCGGCGCTGAGGCGTACCCGTGGGTGATCGTCGCCGTGACCCCGGAGAAGCGGGTAGTCCACAGCTGGCCGTAGGGCTTGCGCACCAGTCCGCGCAGGGACCACTCCAAGGTGTCGACGTCCAACTCGACACCGTCCTCGGTGACCGCGGTGACCGCCGACAGCGCCAGGGTCGGCAGCGCAAGCAGCGCCCCGCCAGTGCCGTCCACGGTCACCTGGGCTCCAGTGTTCACCGGGGTGACATGCCAGCCGCAGTAGCCGCGGGCGGCTGCGAGCGCGGCGTCGAGCTGGCGCTGCGTCTCGGCGTCGTCGCGGTTGAGTCGGCCCTCGGTGAAGGCCTCGACCGCCAGGACGTCAAGGGTCATCTAGTCGGCGCCCTTGCGGAACGCCGCCGCGGCGGCCTCCGCGCGCTTGGTGGCAGGCTTGCGGGCCTTGCCGTGCGGCTCGGTATCGTCGGCGTTGCCCGTCAATCCGCACGCCATCGCAACCTCGTCGGACAGCTGCACTGCCACCTGTACACCGTTGATGACCACGTCATAGGTCTTCGGCGGGGAGGGCTCGGCCACCATCGGGTTAGTTCTCATCGACTACGCATCGCCTTTCGGCTCGTCGGAATCGGTAGTTACCGGCTTGGGTGCAACCTTCTTGGCCGGCACCTTCTTCACCGGAATGCGCACCTCGCCGGGGGCGGCCGAGGCGGTCTCGGTCACACTGGGGCCAGCTTCGTTCACCTTGGCGAAGTTCGCGCGGTGGGTCCTCAGGATGGGGTGGTCGTCGTCCACCTGCTGGCCACCCGAGAATACCTGGTCGGCATAGATGAAAGCGTCAATGCAGCGGTAGCTCATTGCCGGGTCCTCTCGATCAGATCGGCCATGTCGGCCGGTGCAGGAAATGTCGCGAATGGCAACGGGTTTCGGTCGACGGGAACATCGAGATCGACGACTAGGTGTGTGCGCGGGCCTACGCCGCGGTTAGTGATCCAGTGCGGCTCCCAGTGCCGTGCCAGGAATGCGACACCGGCCTGAGGGGCGAATGACTCGTCCTGCCAATGCCATTCACCGGACGCGATGATGGGTATCTGCCACCGCTCACACCAGGGACCGGAGTCACGGTGCGGAATGACGAATCCACCGGGCTCAATCTGGGACAGTGTTGCGTTCCTCACCGGTCCGAGCTCTCCCCACACGAACTCGAACAGCTCGGAGTAGGGCTGGTGCTGGCCGGCGGTGACCAGGCCGACGCGGCGATAGCCGTGGTGCACAGCGGTGTCGGCATACCTGCTGGGGAGCGACCAGGCTTCAGTGGGAACCCCGGCCAGTGCTGCGAGCAACTGGCCGGGGCGCCACTGGAACATCGGGCTAGGTGACGTTCAGCAGCCGGAAGGCAGCGTCGTTGACGCTGCCACTTCCGACCCGCCAGGTGGTCTTCCAGCCGCACTGGTCGGTCGGGCGGCCATTGGCGCCCGGGATCTCGGCGACGAACCGCATCGACGCGCCGGCACGGTCGGCGATGACGAAGTTCTGGAAGTCGCCGAACAGCAACACCAGGTTGTCCGCCAGTGCAGTGATGCTGCTGTCCATCGCCTCGGCCACGTAGTCGGGGCGGCCCAGCAGATTCGTCTTGCGACCATCCGCCAACTGGCCCCACAGGGCGTTGCCGCCACCGGTGTCGAGCTGGCGGATCTTGTTGTAGATCGCCCGATGAGCGAGCCACGATCCGTTCGCCGCGAACCGCGCAGGCAGCGCCGCATCCAGTCCGTACACATCGCCGCTGGCGAGGGTGTCGGTCGCCGCCGACGGCACCACGTACGAGCCGCCGGTCAGTGCGGTGATGATGCCGGTCGGCTCACCGTTGCCCGAGCCGGTCACGAACGCCACCGACTCCAGGCGGTCCTTCTCGAAGGCCACCATCGTCGCGATCTCGTTGGCGAGCGTCGGGGCGTCAGCTGCGACCTCGTAGGTGGTCTGCACGAACGCGCTGCCCTTGTGGATCGGGATCGACGGCTGTGCCAGGGTCGGCGAATCGTCGGACACCTGCGCGGCTTCCGCATCCCACGAGGCGGTCACCCCGGCCGAGGTGATGCCGTTCCAGGTGTCGCCGGTGGCCTGCACGACGCGGGCGATCTGGCGCACCTGATTGAACGACCCGTTAGCCGTGATGATGACTGCCGGGTCGAGCTGGAACGGGATCAGGAATCCGCCAGCGGTGTCTGTCAGCGACATGGCGCGGGCGACGGCGCCCTGCTCCTCGCTGCTCAGCACGGCCAGTTGACCCTGCGCCCGAATGAGCTTGGCGAACGCCTCGCTGTACAGCGGAGAGGTGCTGGCCAGTACCAGGCTGGTGACCTTGTCGCCGCCGCGCTCCACGTACCGGGTAGCTGCCTCGCGCACCTTGTCGTCGGCGAACGGCATCTGCTCGACGCAGTCGAGCGCACGGGAGCGCAGTTCACCCTTGTTGCCTGAACCGTCGAAGCGGATCGTGGAGGTGTCCCACGGGTTACGGTACTTGCCCGCACTGCCGGGCTGTGCACCGAACCGCTTCTCCTGCTGATCCACAACCTGGACGCCACAATCAGCTACGGGGGCACCAGCCGCCGCGCTGGCCGAGCGGATTTCAGCAAGCGCGGCGTCGTGCTCCATGTCCAGGCGCAGCGCGTGCACCTCACGGAACTCTTCGAGCAGGACAGGCACCTGGGCGTGATCCTCGGCGGACTTGGCGTCCTTGTTGCGAAGGCGCTTCAATTCGTCCTCGATATTCTTCTCGCGCTCGATCGCTTCAGCAATGGTCTTGATAGCCATCAGTTCACCCCTTTCATGGGTGGTGTCGATTCCCTTGTGAGCCGGACAAACTCGAATGCGTCGTCGAACAGGCGCTCGGAGAGTGCACTGCGCGCGTCTGATGCGGGATCGTCCTGCAGGGAGTTGTCGGGTTCGGATTCCGTTGAGTGCTCCCCGGCCTCGGGTGAGGTGGGTTGCGGCTCGTCGTTGTCGTCATCCGAGTGCTCGACGGCCCCACCCGGGGTGTCTTGCGGCTCTTCATCGGACTCGCCCCGTTCCGGGGCGCTCGAGATCGCACTGACGCGAAGTGCGGCCTCGGCGAACAGCCTGCACTGTTCGGGGTCTCCATCCAGAAGCTTGCCTAGTTCGATCACCTGGGATCGCAAGCTCGCGGTGGTGTCGGCGTAGGCCGGCCACACAACGGGGCCAACCTCGGTAACCTTGACTTCTTTCAGGGTTCGCAGCAGGATGCCGCGACTCCCCGTCCAGAGCGCGTCTTCAAGGTCGTCGGGTCTTACGAGCTTCCCTTCGGCGTCGCGCCACTCATCTCGAACGACCGAGAACCGGAACGACATGCCATCGACCGCTCCCGATGCGATGGCATCACGCAGTGGCTCCCAGTATGGCGAGGCAGACATGCGCGCCCTGACGAACAGACCTCGATCATCCTCGGTGATGTCTTCGATGACGCCGGGCGGCAGCGAGCCGAAGTTCGATCGGCCGTGGTCGAACTGGAACTTCGGCGTACGCTCACGGATCGACTTACGGAAGGCGCCCGGGGCGATCTGCTCGTCGAAGGTGCCCTCCCATGAGTCGATCCTGGTGGGCGAGTTGAATACCGCGCCGTAGCCCTCGAACGTCAGTCCGTCGCTCTCGGCCCCATCATCGCGGGTGAGCGTGAAGGCCACTGAGCGGCACACGTCCTGGCGCGGCGGCGACTTCCGCTTTTTCATCGAGGTCACCTATCTGCTCCTCACTGGCTTAACGCAATGGCTTTGTCGGCACCCGGCTGCTGAAGCTGGACGCTGTACAGCCCTGAGTGCTTCAGCAGTCGAAGGTCGTCGGCCTCCACGGCTGCGATGACCGAGTCCGGCTCATAGCCGGCGGTGATGTAGGAGTTGACCGTCTGGGCTTTCACCGCAGCGATCGACGCCGCGTCCTTCTCGTCCTCCCGAAGGAAAGGAACATGGTTGGCGTCGTACCATAACCGGACCCCGCGATTAGGTAGCGGCATCACCCGCTCCAGCGAACCGGCGGCATTCTGCCACAGCGGATGCATCGTTCCGTCGGCGAACCGACGGCGGGCCTGCCCATAGTTGCTGTAGGTAGCGGCCTCCAAGCCCTCTGACAGGCCGACGATTACCGGGGCGACACCGGCCGCCGCGGCGACCCGTGTCTCCCCGGCGCCGCGAATCGCCTTGAAGTCAATCTCTTTCAGATTTGATCCCACCGTTGTGACGTCGGCGCCCGGGTAAATCTGCAACGTCTTGTAGGCGTTGGACGGGCCGGTGAACTTCTCCTCGAACTGTTCAACCCACCGCTCCACCGCAGCCTGGTTCGCGCCTTCCTTGTGCTTGATCACCATGTTCACGGTGGCGCCGTTGTCGAAGAACGCCCGCTGGTGGCGCGTCATCGCCTGATCGGCCTGGATCTCGCGGATTACCGGCGTCAGCCAAGACATTCCGGTGAACACCGCCAAGGGGTCGGGGTTGGGTGCGAAGTGCGCAACCTCATCGACCGTGAACGGCACGCCCTCGTTCTGCGACGCCAGACCGCCCTCGGTGTAGATGTAGCCGACCTTGACCCACCCCACCTGGCCTGTCCCACGGCCCCCGGAGCCCTTCTGCATATCCCGGGGGCGGCCGATGACCTGAACCCAGTCCGGTCGCAGCCGCACCAGCTCATTGCCCTGCCGCACCCAGTAGCTGTTGCCCGCCAGGTCGGCGTCCTGAATCATGCGCGTGAGCAGATCCTGCGTCGTCCCACCCGGCCATGGCCGCTCCAGCACCGACAGGGCCTGATCGCCGAAGGTGTCCGAGGGTGAGCCGTTGCGTAGGTTCTGCCACCGGAACCGGATGCTCGAAAACACGAGCTGGCGCACCAGCATGCAGGCGAACACCACGCCATTGGCCTGGTATGCCTGCGACGTGAGCCCCTCGAAGCTGTCCCCCGGACGCTCCGTCGCGTCGCCTCCGAGGGTCTGCATCATCGACGGCGAGTGGTAGCCGAAGCGCTGCATGAACTGGCCGAGCCTGTGCGCGTACTCGTCGATGTTCATCCGCTCGTCCGGGCGGTGCCCGCCCGTCAGGCGGTCGAGAAGATTCACCGGACGCTTACCGACCTGGCCAACTCAATGGCCTGATGCCATCATCTGCCCCGCGGTCCCGTTCCGCCGGGTCGTAGAGCAATACCGCGGCGGCCAGGGCGGAAACCCCGGACGCGATCAGACCCCACGCGGCGCCGGCCAGTAGCACCACTCCGGCAACGATCGCCGCCACAGCGGCCAGTGCCAGAATGGCGCACGCGCGCAGGGAAGAAGTCACGATAGGAATCCCCAAACGTCAACGGTCTCAGCCGGCGTTGCGGCCCTGTCAAACGCCATGACGGCCGCCACGGCGAGGTCGATCTTGCGGGCGCTGTTCCTGGCTTCCTTCATGATTCGCGTGCCCCGCGAATCCTGTTTCAGGACAGCGTTACCGATATGCCGGGCCAGGCGCTGATCCCCCGACTGGGTCAACCCCTTGTTCATCACAGCCTCGTAGAACCGCTGCGTCGCAGGAGTCATCCGCGACGGCGACTGCGGATACTCCACAATCGGCAGCCCCTCGTCCTCCAGAACCTGGTAGGTCCGCGCCCACCGGTACGGGTCGCACACAATCTCGCGAACCGTCCACCGCTTACACGCCGCCCGGATCGCATCCTCGACATCGACGATTGGGACGGCCCAGTCCTGGGCGGCCTCCGCGGGCCGCTCCCAACACTCAACAACCCCGACGTGCGGCTTCTCTTCGCATGTCGCCACAACCAGGGCGGTTGAGTCGTTGTTGAACGACCCGTCGAACCCCAGGCACACCTCGGTGCCGTCGGGAATGTCGGCGTCCGACTCGCAGGAATCCCACGCGCCAACCGGGAGCCACGACGACGACGACGCCACGAACTGATTGCAGCGCTTCGTCCGAAACTCGGCTTCCGGCGTCTTCAGCACCATCGCCGCGTAGTCCTCTTCGGAGACGATGTCGCCGAGGCCCGGACTGGCTTCGCGCCACGTCTTCGGATCGCGGTGATCGGCATCCGGGTTCTTCGGTTCCCACCAGGCGAAGAAGAACGACGGATCGTCAACCTCGCCGGACGCGACCCGCTTGCCGTACTGATACATGCTGTAGCACAACGAGTCCTGGCCCGAGCCGTCGAACCGGACACCGGCGGTGGTGATCCCGATCATCAGCGGCTCGATGCGGGCGCCCATGGCCTGCGCCATGACATCCCACAACTCGCGGTTCGGCTGAACGTGAACCTCGTCGAACAAGACGAGCGTCGGGTTCAGTCCCTCCTTGCTGTACGCCTCGGCCGACAGAACCTTGTAGACCGACCCGGCCTCGGTGTGCTCGATCGCATCCCGGTACAACTTCAGTCGCTCGCTCAGCTCCGGGTCCAGCTCGACCATCCGCTTCGCGGTGCCGAACACGATCCGCGCCTGCTCACGATCCCCGGCGCATGAGTACACCTCGGACCCCGGCGAGGCGAACAGCAGGTGATCCAACGCGATCCCCGCGCCGAGGGCGCTGTTGTGCGTCGGCGTCAGGGCCTCGCCGGCCAGGAACACGCCAGACGGGTGCTCCACCTCGATGCACACGGTGTCGACAGTCGGAACGGGCTCGACATCGACAATGGCGTTGGTTCGAGCGCGGGTCGGCCGCTGCGGCTCATCGTGGAGTAGTTCGGTCTTGCGGGCAAGCCTGAAAGGCGACCTGCCGCGGTGCGCCGTCCAGCAGACGCGGTACCTGGGTCCACAGTCGCGGCCGTAGAGCTTTGCCCGCGACTCCTTGAGTGACGCTTTCCATCCGAGCGACCTGGCCAGGGACAGAACCCCGTCGGCGAGCTGTCGGCTGGTGTTGCAGAACTCCACGCGAGGCGTGTTCGGCCCGATCGTCACAGCCCCGTCGGTGTCCATCAGTCCGCGCAGAAGATCCATCCGCTGCGACATCGACGCCGTCAGATACGGATCGGGGATGTGCTTGTTGCCGAGCACACCGAGTTCCCTGAGCTGCACCTGCAACCCATATACCTGCCTGGTCTGCGCCTTCCCCGCGCTGTAGCTCGCGCCGAACGAATAGCCGGCGGACTCTATCGCCGAGAACACCGCAGGGTCCGCACTGGTGATGCGGCCGGCGGCGGTGGCCCCATCGCCGAGCCACAGTCCAAGCACATACGGGTCGACGGGAAGGTCGGCATCAGCGCGCTCCAGGGCTTTCGGAACGTCCACCGTGTAGCGACGATCGCCACGCGTGCCCCAGGTGAGCGTGGC